CAGCTGGATAATATGAAAAACCTAACAATGGTCCACTACTTATAATATCTAATATGCCAAATTGAAAATTACCCATTAGTAATATCAATGTATTGTGTTTTTCCCTTATTTCTAACTGCCTTTAATATTTTATTTCTATTTACAGAATCACTAACATAACTCACATGAACCCAGTCAGGATTTGTTGAATCACCAAATTCCCAAATCATTTGATCAAAGTTTAAATTATCTTTTATATAATTAAACATCTCAGCATTTGATTTATGGCCATAAATGTCATCAATGTCCATAGCTTGACCATAACAATGCTGGCTTGTTTGTTTACCATTTTTAGATGCACCGCCAATAGCTTTATTAAGTGCCTCTGATCTATAAAAAGAATTAATCTTTATTGGACCGCCAACCCATTTTCTAAGTGGCTCAAATATATGCTCAGCTACATTTTTCATATTAGATAAAATATTGCCATCTGGTGTATTTGCTAAACCTAATCGCATTGCTGTAATGCTTTTAGTTGCTTCCTTTTCTGAAATGTGTTTACTAATCATAATAAATTAATTTAGTTAGTAGATGCTCTTCTATTGCCTTTTATTTTGTTAATAGTGTTTTGTATCTCCATATTACTGACATTTATTTTAAATGATAAATCAGCAACGTATTGCATTCTAACCCTACCAGTTTTATCAATAATAACAATAACTGGAACAGCAGTTATACCCTTTTGTATATCTTTTGGTTGATCTTTTAAATAGCTAAACTTTACAATTACACCATTTAAATCACTTAAATCATAATTGTTTTTTTCATTCCATTTTGCATTAATTTGCAAAACAGTAATATCTTGAGCTTTAACACAAACCGCAACCAATACAAATATCACACATAATATATAATTTTTCATTTACTAATTATTTCAAACAACTTGTCATCTATTTTCTTAAGAGCATCACTATTTTCCTCAACTTTAGTTCCAGTATTCATAATGGTTTCCCTAATTAATTGATCTTTTAAATCGTATTCAGTTCTACTAATTTCTGGCTCTGGCAATAGTTTTGCTTCCTCAATATCAGCTTGTAAAGCAAACCACATTCCAATAAGAGTTGATAATCCAACACCAATAGCTATTAATGTTTTTATACTAATATTAAAGCTAGTATCTTCATTTAATTCCTTACTCATTTTTATTTTTTTTTATTTTTTGTATAGTGTAAATTATAGTAGCTAATAACAATATAATTCTTAAAGTTACCTCAATGTTAGTCAATGAGATGCCTAAGGCAAAAGTGTTCATCATATATAATTTCATGTCTGTATATCCCATTTTAACTTAATTGTTCAACTCTGTTTGATAATTCTATAACTCCCTTAAAATAAGTGCCACCATCTGTATCTTCTTGGCTATAAGTAACACCCTCATTAACACATCCATAAACTTTAAAATTGTTAGATGATAAATCAAAATAACCACTTGATCTAGTTCTAAGCAAAGTTAAGCAAGTATTTACTAAGTAATTTGCATCTAAATCACCGCCAGAATCACCTTGAAATTTAGTAACAACCTCAATTCTAGTTATAATCTCACTAGTAAATGATTGTTGGTTTGAATCAATCTCATTTGTTGCTACACTATAAACCCAAATATAAGGAGCTGAAAATGATCTGCTAACCCTATTTGTAACTTGTACTGGTTGACCACCTAAATTAATAGTGCCTAGTGTGCTAATTATAGCTTGCCTTATAAACCTCATCGGATCTTTCATCTAATTTTACTATTTAATTTAGTTTCTATTTTTTTTGCAAAATTTCTAAACATAACCCTAGCTGGATTAAAAAAATATGGCTGTGGCTTTTGCTTACTTGTGCCATATTCAACAAAACTTGAGTATTGCATTTCGGATACAATAGCAACACCGCTACCATCTTTGCTATAATTTATTCCACTTTTTAATGCACCAGTATCAACTGGAGCTTTTAATTTTTGTTCTTTTACAATGTTTGCCGCAGCATAGGCAATCTCTTTACTATTAGCATTTTTAACAACAACATTTAAGTCAGTCAATATTTTATTAATATTGTTTAGATCTGCCTTATTAAATTTTAATTTACTTTTCATTACGAAAATGTTACTGCTTCAATAGTTGTATAAAAATCTGGTGTGCTTTCAAACATATTTACAATTCTATATTTATACGCATTGCCATCAATTTGTAAATAATACTCAAAATAATTGTTAGGTGAAACTAATGCCAAATCTCTAAATATTAATTTTATTTTTTTAGATTGTTTTCGGCTACCATTTTCAGTACTCATCTCACCACTTACATATTCAATATTTGCCCATAATGTAGTTAGTAAAGTAGGCGAATCAGTAAAGCCACCAAAACCATCAGTTGTTTGATTTAATCTATATACACCAATTCTAGTATCTAATTTGCCAGCATCCATTATAAATACATTGCTTTATATGAGTTCAAAATATCTCTAACATTTGTTGGTATTGATTCAACATTACTTTTTTGATCTGAACTAAAGTCAGCTCTATTATCATAATATGTTGATACTAATTGCATTATGGCAGATACTAACAATGAATCATTTAATCCAGATGTTACATAAACAACTTTTATTTTTTCAGATGGGCCGCCATCAAGCTCTATGCTTTCATTGTCTAAACCTAAAACAGAATATTCAACATCAACATCATTACTTTTTACACTTGTAATGCTACTAACTGGACCAAATGGCAAATCAAATAAGCCATTAGTTTCTGGAATGTAGTATGTTCTATTTTTAGAAACAATATCCCTAGATATATAATTTTCACACCATATTCTAGCTTGTGTAATCATCCTGGTAATTATATTGTCATCAACACTAGAGCTAACTCTAATATAATCTTTTACAGTTGCAACTAGTACAATCTCAGAACCCTCAGTTGAATTTATTTTATTTTGCCTCATGTTTAGTTTCTTTTGAATCTAGTTTTAGTTCCTTAGTTTCTTTTTTTACTTTGACCTCTTTTTTCTTAACTGGTTTTTCAATAGATTCACCCCAACCATTTTTAAGCCATTTGCCAACATTATTTTCTGGTATATCTAAAATATCACCCTCAATATAATTTTGTCCATTTCTTTTGATTGATGTTAAAAGTTTAATTTTCATAGTATTATTTTTATGTAAAGATAAAAAAAAAGTGCCACTAGGTTTTAATTAGTAGCACTCTTAAACTTATTTATGAAATCAAGGCAAAGTTATTAAAATTTTCTTTATACTTTCCATTAGGATTTAACTTTAAACTAGATTGTCCTAAATTAGGTATAATAAAAAACCCATTATTCCTTTCATCCCATAATGCAAAATAATCAACATATTTTTTTTCATAAGTTGGCATACCAGTTCGCCTTAATGTTATTTGAATGCTATTTTTTCTTTGTGTTCGATCTTTGCCTAAATATTTAATTTGAATTTTAAATAGCTTGCCATTCTTTTCAAGTATGCAGTCATAATAACTAGAACTTAATAATGGCATTGAAACATTATAACCTAGAGCAATAACTGTTGATGCAAAATGATATTCAGCAAAGCAACCTTTCTGGTTGTGGTTCATGCACATAATATAAAAAAAAACCAGCTGAATTAACAACTGGCTTTTTAACAATCACAGATTTACAAAACAAAACAAAATTATTACAATGGTTGTGATTGCATTATTTTAACTATCTCTTGTGCATGATAGTATATTCTTAATTTTTTTGTGGCTGGTAATTTTTCAAATGTATTCTGATCAACAGAGCTTGTTACTATTGTATCAACATCTAACACTACTATTTTATTTTTTATATTACTCATCTTTGTTTGTTATTACTGCAATAGCTAATAAACCTAGTATTACAGCTGTTAATAAGTCGTTTGATAGTAGCATTGCCCTAAATGATAGAAAGAGCAGTAAACCCCCTAAAAAGTGCCTTATATAGTATTTATTCATTTATTTTAGGGTTACATATTTCAATCAAGGTTTTTGAATACCCAGAAAAAATATTATTTAACAAAAATCTCTCATTTTCACTTTGCCTTTTAGCTTTTTTTAAGTTATGCTGAAACTTGTTTTTATTGTAGCTCATAATTTTTGTTTTTAATGTGAGGGGTGTGGGTTGGCTCTCTTGCTCCGTTGCAGTGGTCAAAAGTTGTACACCTTATAGCTATCCACCTTGATTGTTTTGTACACCCCTCTGTTAAATTAATTTTTATACCAATTTATTATTCCTTTACTTTTAGTAATTCCCAGCTTACTATTTAACTGCCTTTGTTCTTTAGTGTTTAAATATGTTTTAGAAACTGGTTGTTGCCAATCAACATTATAATATAAAACCCTATCATGCTCAATTAAATTATTACTAAACTTAACTGCCAGATCTTGTAATGTATTATCAATAACATAATCAGTTACTGGTTGCCATGCTAAACATAATTCATCAGTCATGTCATTCATAGCTAATTTAAATGCATCTTTTAATTTTAAGTTCTTACAATTCATATATCTAACATTAAGATTAACATTATTGAATAAACAACTACATGAATAGCTATAAGCCACTTCCAGTTGTCTGGATCTTGTTTTAAGAATTTTTTATACATATCAAACATATCTTAGTTTTTTAATTATTTAATAATTTCAGTTACAGAACTACGATACCAAAGATCTGGATTGCTTAATTGCATCTTAACATCTTTTATTTGTTGACTATATTTTTTTTTGTTTTTGCTTATAGACATAATTGCTAATTGTCTTTTAAGATTATTAACATATCTATTCATTTTAGAATTTTTAGTTTCGTTCTGTGTAATTATTAATTTCATACTCCAAAGATAAAAGAATTTTTTTAAATACAAAATATTTTTTGCATTTATTTTATATTTATTTGAGTTTACCCCATAAAAAAAGGGGTAATAAATACCCCTTTAATTATAATAAAAGTATTATTATGGAGTTTCTAAAGCTGCTTTTGCAGTTGAGAATGAACCATTTACGAAAGCATTTGGCAAGTAGTTTGTTAGAGCAATTCTCTCGCTTACTCTTACAGTTACAAAACCATCTCTTACGTTTGTACCATCTTCTCTAAAGAATTCAACATTTACGTTGTCTCTTATCCAAAGTTGTGTACCAACATTAAAGTTACCACATAAGAACGATCCAGCAGATAGTGCATTGTTAATTATAACTGGCACACCCATAAAGTTAGGTTGTAATCCAGAATACACTTGATCTTTTAAATAGTTGTTTTGGCTATCTTTTAATAATAAGATTTTATGAAAATCTGTTGGGTTTAACATTATGTAACTAGCTTGGTAGTTAGATAGTGCTAATTGATTTAAAGATGCAACTAAAACATCAAATTCATTTGCTGATTCAACTGACTGGTAAAAAGCACCACCAGATGAAACATCAAAGTCAGCAGCATCAGTTATAATACCACTTAAATTTGGAGCAGTTCCATTACCAGATAAAATTTGAGCATCCTCAACATTTAATAATTTTTCTGGAGCTCTAGCTGAAATATAGCTAGTAAGCTGTGGTGTATCTGCTAACATTTCCTCAGAAATTCTAAAGTATGTACCAATTTTTCTAACATTGCTGTCAGATGCAGTCATATCAAAATCAGATTGAGCTAATGTTGCTCCCTCTGCTGCTGTTGCAGCACCATTTGAATATCCAGATTCTTTTACAAATCTAATCACATCAGAGCTAGTTGATCCTTGTGGGATTAATTGTCTAACATGAACTGGTCGTGTTGGATCATATTTATATCCAGCAACTCTATCAGCTGGTATAACTTCACCAGTAAAGTCAGCAGCAACAGTCATGTCCGCTTTTACTGTAAATTGTGCAGATCTTGAATTTCCTTTTACAAGGTTTTCAATAGCACCATCATTAATTGACTTCATTAAGCCACCTTTGAAAGTTAGATTTTCATTAGATTTTGCTTCAAAATGTTTTTTGTTAGCAACTTCCATTTGATCTAATCTCTCATTAAATTTGTTAGCAAGGTTTGAAATTTCGCCTTTCAGCATTTCATCTGCCTTACCATTAGCACTTTCTAGTGCTTGTCCATGAGCTTTTTCCAATTTAGCATCTATAAGATCGCCAATCTGGTCAAGCTGTTTTTTTACGTTTTCTTCCATTTTAGTAAAGATTATTTTAAATTATTTAACAAGTATTTATAAATATCAACCTCTTGCTTAACTTCGACTGGCTCAGTAGTTTCAACAACTGGCTGAGTAGCATTAATGAAATATGTTTTAAGTTTGATTATTTCGGATTCTAAAGCATATCCCATATCATCTGAAATATTGCCCTTTCTAAGTAGTTTACAAATATTATCATATCTTTTGTAAACGTGATCAATATTAGACATTCCTTTAACATCTAATATCTTAGCTTGATCATTTGCTGCTAAAGTAACAGCACTAATTTCATATAGTTTAACTTCTTTTATTTCTCTGTAATCGCCTTTTTGTTCTTTTACTATTGGCATAATTCCAACAGAATTTTCAGTAATTACTCCAGCTTTCATTAATTCAATAACATCAGTACCTAGTTGAGTTTTAGGAACTTTTGCCACAAATACTAAACCTTTCTCATCTTCATAAAGCTCATCCATTTTTCCAATATTGGTTGCATCATATCGTGTTGATATAAATACTTAACCCTAGAGCCATTTTCTTGAATTGTTTTTTGATATGCTCCTTTTCTTATAATATCTTGGTCGCTGTCTTTATTATCAAAGTATGAGCCATAACCTTTTACAATCCCATTCTTTTCATCAAAATCAGCAATTATATCACCTAGTGGAGCCGCCTTATAAATAAATTCCATATATGTATTTTTTGTAAAATTACTAAATTAATTTTTAATCCTTTGTTAGCTCATTGATTGCTAAGCCAACTCCTATGTTAAATAACAACCCACTTGATGAGTTAGGTTGGTTAGTTTGATCTGGGTAATAAATAGCTGAGCATCTACAATTAACAACATTCAAAGCAGATCCCTCGCCTGGTCGCATAATAGCTTCACCACCAACTATAAAAGAATCTTGATTTTTTACCTTTTGCCCATTAGCTTGTGCATGCCAATCTCTCTCTCTGCCATCTAATGATGTGGACCATTCTTTAATTAAGTTTTCACCAGGAAAAACAGTTAAGGCACTTTGCTCAACTCCATAATTTGCAGCTCTAGTAGTTTCAGTTCTTACTAATCTTTGAGCTTGATACCTTGAATATCTTTTAAATTGTTTTTTTAGTATTCTAGCTTTTGCATCATAACCTAACCCCATAAACTCTGGATCAGAAAACAATCTTTGTGTTATTTTAATTAATGTCTTTTTAGCTGTACCACTTACTAGAACCACATTAGTGGCCGCTACTTGTTTAGCATATAAACCGAATGATGCTTGCCATTGAGTTACATAATCTTTACTTGATACACCTTTTTTAATTAGTTTGTCAAAAGTTCTTGCATACCATTTAGCAAAATGCATTGATGTATCTTGATACAATTCATTGTATAGGTTATTAAAAAAATCTACTGTAAATAAATATTGGTAATTAGTACTGCCAGAGTTTAAAAGATTATCAACTCCTTTGTTGTATTCTTTTTGATAGTATCTTGTAAATCTTGAGATATTACGTTTTTCAGTAATTCGCCTTTGGTTTTCAAAAGCATCTCGCCACTTAGCATTGCTCATTTTTATTTATCGGATTTATAAGTTGCAACCTTTGGTGAAAAATCTTTTGGTTTTGCATCTTTTTTNATCTCAGCTTTNATAACACTATTTTTTTCAGCACTATCTTCNACAGCTATTGGTTGCGGATCTTCAATGTCAATATCATTGCCAGATGCTGGAATTAAATTAGCTGGTATATAATATTCATTAAGTATTTCATTTTCCTCATCAGTTCCAAAACTCATNGCNGATCTCTTTTCATTTGGAGTTAGCCACCATGCCTTANCCATTTGATCA